ACCTAACCATAGAGAACCAAGAGTTCAACAGAAAAGCAGCCATCAAGGCTGAGATAAAAGCCTACCGAGAAGAACTAGAACGAGAAGCCGAGAACACAACATTAGCAAGATTTATTAGAAACTTAGAATCAAGAATATATGCCCAACTATCCAGACAGTTAGTAGATGCTTTGTTTGGTGAAGACCCAAGTACTTTTGGTGTCCTAGAGTTGATGGGCAACACTATTGAATACAGTGTCAGTGATGATGGCACTATGATTACATTAAGAATTACAGATGCAGAAGGGAATGTTACAGAGATTACTGTTCCTATCGGTTCTTTTACTTTCTAGTTGCACAAGTTGGCGACACTCTGATTTATTAGATGAGAATGTTCCCGGAGCTTATTCAAAGAGACAAGCAAGTACCGTATTAGAATTACAGTCACAAGAATTATTTAATTTACCACCGGCTCGAGTGAAGCCGACTATTGCTATTTATCCTAACAGCTTCACAGACTTGACAGGACAACGCAAGAGCAACAGTACCTTTGCTTTATTTAGCTCAGCTATTACCCAGTCACCTGATGCGTTTCTGATTAGAGCTTTCAAGCATGCAGCTGATGGTAACTTTTTTACAGTCGTTGAACGAGTAGGGTTAGATAACCTCACAAAAGAACGACAAATAATCAGAACAACCCGTCAAGACTTTGAAGATGAAAGAGAACTCAACCCTCTTATCTTTGCTGGGTTATTGGTACAAGGTGGTGTTATTAGTTATGACACTAACTTAAAAAGTGGTGGTCGAGGTGCAAGATACTTAGGTGTCGGACACAGTCGCCAGTATCGTGAAGACACAGTTACAGTTTCTTTGCGATTAGTTTCTGTTAATACTGGGGAAGTATTGATGGAAGTGCTGACATCAAAGACTATTCTGTCTGTCGGAATATCTAGTGATGTCTTTAGATTCTACGAAGCTGGAACAGAACTAGTTGAGGTTGAATCAGGTGTAGCACAAAATGAAAGTGTTTCTATTGCTCTCCAAAAAGCGATAGAGACAAGTGTACTAGAAATAGTACGACAAGGAATAGAGAGGAGATATTGGAATTATGAATAGACTAATTATATTATTAGCTTTCTTAGGCTTTATAGTAAAAGCCGACAATGAAATATACATCAATCAAGTTGGTGCTACGTTGAACTTAGATGTTGAACAGCTAGGTAGCTCTAACCTTATTGGTGGTCTTGATGCTGTCTCAGGGACTATGACACCGTTAGAATTAGCTGGTGGTTCAATGACCTTAGACATCAATCAACTTGGCGATTCCAACAAATTTATAGGAGACATTGTATTAGACTCACTAGTAGGTTTCTTTGAATTTGATGGCGACAGTAACAATTTTCAAATCCAAGTAGACCCAACAGATACTTACAGTGCTGATGGCGGTAACTACTATGTTGATGTTACTGGTTCAAGTAATGACTTTGAATTAAATATTGCTACCGGTGCGTTAGCAGAATACCTAGACTTAGACTGGGTTATCAATGGTGATAGTAACCAATTAGATTTTACTATTGACGTTGATAGTGCTACTTCTTATGTTGATATTGACGGTGATTCTAACATTGTTAATTATGATGGTAGTGGTTATGCTGATGGTTACTTTTATTTAGACCAAACAGGCAATAGCAGAACATTTAATATTACACAAAGTTCTACCTTAGCAAGTGATTGGCTCAAGATTATTACTTCTGGTAATGGTGGTACTGTCTGCGTTATCCAAAACGATTCAGGCACAGCCACAAGTTGCTAGTATAGGAAGCATAACAGAACTCAAAGGAGTAGGGAGAGTAGTAAGGGAGCAAGACCCCTTTGCTGCTGCTCTCGCCTTTGGTATTAATAGTTTTGATAATGTCGAGACTTCACAGGGTCGCATAGGCATTACCTTTCTTGACGAATCTCAAGTCCGTCTGACAGAACATTCACAGTTAGTTATAGATGAGTTTATCTATGACCCTGACCCATCTAAATCTAAGATGGCTCTCAAGTTTGCTAGTGGTACTGCTCGATTTATTACTGGTAAACTAGCATCAATCAATAAAGAAAACATATCTATTGAAACTCCTAGTGCTACGATTGGTATTAGAGGGACAGACTTTACTGTTACTGTTGATGAACTCGGTAGGTCTTTGATAATTCTACTGCCTAAAGAAGATGGCTTAGCTTCTGGTGAGATTGTTGTTTCTACTGCTGCTGGTCAAGTAGTACTCAACAAGCCCTACGAAGCTACTACAGTTGAGTTGTTTGAATCAGCTCCAAGCAGACCAGTTATCTTGGATTTAACCTTAGACATTATCGACAATATGTTGATTGTCAATCCACCAAAAGAAGACCCAAACTTTGTTAATGAAGGCGAACAAACAGAAGGCTCAGATAATATCCTTGATATCGACTACTTAGAGTTTGATGAACTAGAACAGGACTATTTAGCCGAAGATAACTTAGAGTTCACCGAACTTGACATCAATTATTTAGATGTCAATTTCTTGGAAGACCTGCTAAGTATTATTGAAGAAATAGATGAACTAGAGCAAAACGTTTTAACAACCGGTAGTGTTGAAGTACAAGGCACAGCATTTGGTTATGATGCTAATACACAGGTCAACACCTTTATTACCGACACAGTGCTAACCTTTTATCGACAAGTTGAAGATACGGTTAGGTTAGATTTAGATACCAACAACAGTTATAAGGTTTTAATTATACAAGATGGCAAAGCAATTACTCTCACTCTTAATGGTGGTAGTAACTCTTCCATTACTATCAAGCAATCTTCCGGATAAGCCTGATATATATTGGCAGATTACTAAAGCACCTTACCTAGAAAAACCACAACCTCAGTTAGACTATAGTTTACCTCAGTCTAATATTTATTTTAAACTACAAGAAAAACCTTACCAAGAGTTTTTAGCTCTACAGATTCTAGATATCTATACTACACACAGAGCTATCAATATCAAAGGCTATGCTTTAGAAGCTAACCCTTTCCTACCTAAACAACCATCATTAGAATTATTACTAGTCCTTAAAGGCACGAGTAGTTATTTTGTTGTTAAGAATGCCTCACCTCAACAGATAAAATATGCTAATGCTTTTTATCGTTTAATACTTCTTAATAATCTTTATGTTATGCATAAGGGAGGTGACTTATGAAGTGGGCAAGTTTATTATTATTTTTCTTAACACTACCTCTAGTTTTCAATGCTCCACCTTTGGAGATACTAAGACTTAAAACTTTTGATGCCCTTGTCGAGACTCCAGAGCCGACAGGTTACTTTACCATCCTCAACATTGATGAAGAATATCTTGACAAAGAAGGTGGTTATCCACTCCCTAGAAAAACATTAGCAGATATCCATCTAAAACTTTTACAAAACGGTGCGTTAGGTGTTGGTTGGGTTATGTTGTTTCCCCATCCTGATAGGCTCGGTGGTGATGAAGACTTTGCCTATATGCTCAGCTTAGCTCCTAGTGTCATAGCTATGCCTGAAATAAACAATGAACAATATCCAGAAACTCATGGCACTGTTATACTTGGTCCTGATGTTACCCTACCACAAGCTCAAGGCTTTCTAGAAAATATTCCCCAACTGAAAGAAGCATCTGCTCAAGGAGCAGTCTCAGTCCCTGTTGATGTTGACAACTTAGTAAGACAGATTCCTCTCATCCAACAAACTCCAGAGGGCTGGGTCGCTTCCTTCGGTACTGAAGTCTTGAAGATACTTGGTGGTGGTAATACTTATCAAATCAAAACAAATGAGAATGGTATTGAGATGATAAGAGTAAAAGGTATCCCTCCTATCCCTACAGATAGCTCAGGGAAGAAATGGATTAGTTGGGTAGACACTCCAGAGACTACAATGTCAGAGATGGATGTCAAAGATAAGTTTGTTTTTGTTGGTTTTACTGCCAAAGGTATCATGCCACAGGTAGCAACACCGGTTGGACTACTAGAACCACATAAAATACAGGCAGCATTAGCAGAAAGTATCCTCCTAGAGACCCCTAATGTCCCGGAGTACCGATTATTAGCGGAGTTCAGCCTACTCGTATTCTTCGGGCTTCTTATTTCGCTTCTAACGCATTCTTTAGGAATTACGAAGGGCATAGTAGCGGCTGGGTTTACGTTTTTCTCAGTCGGGTCTTTAGGATGGTATTTTATTAGTAAAAATTTACTGATTGACGTAACTTGGACACTGATTTCTATGTTCATCTTGTCAGCTTTGCAGTTCTATTTAAACTTCAGAACTCAATTTAAGTTACGACAACAGATTAAAAAACAATTTGAACATTATCTTGACCCAAGACAGGTGAAAAGATTACAAGATAATCCAGAACTTTTAAAACTCGGTGGAGAAAAAAGATATTGCACAATTCTTTTTACAGATGTCAGAGGCTTTACTAGTTTGTCAGAACGATTAGAACCTGAAGAAGTAACTGAGATAATGAACAAAGTCTTAACCATTCAGGAGAATGCAGTCAAAGCAAACGATGGGATGGTGGATAAGTATATTGGTGATGCGATGATGGCTATCTTCAATGCTCCAATGGATGTTGAGGAACAAGAAGACAAAGCTATAAGAACAGCGATTCAAATAGCACACGAGATAAAAGCAGCAGAACTAGGTATTGCTGTTGGAATTGGAATAAATTCAGACAGAGTTGTTGTAGGAAATTGTGGAAGTTCTTCACGGTTTGATTATACAGCTATAGGTGATGGTGTTAATTTAGCAGCGAGACTAGAAAGCTCTACCAAAGAAGTTGGTCAGGATATTGTTATAGGAGAAAAGACAATGAAGGGTTCTTCCTTCGACCTCATACCTTTAGAAAGTATTCTGGTAAAGGGTAAAGAAAAACCCGTCAATATCTATACGGTTAATATTTCAAAGCATTAACTTCTTTTTCTAGATACTTATGTAGTGGTTCAAGTTTGGTTTTACCATTTCTGATTAATGAACAAATGACTTCTCTTTCACTAGGTGGAAATACTTTCATCACTTCTTCTTCTGGTAACATACTTAATTCAGTCACTACTTTGTTGTCTCTAGTCAATAAAACTTTGAAGCTAATTAGATTCGCTTCCTTCTGACTCATTAATATTCTCCAAGCTACTAAATGTAACTTTATCTTGTCTTCCTCTTAGACCTGCTTTCATGTATGAAGTTGCTCGCCCTTCAAAGAAGTTTTGATGTTCAACTCCCATAACCTCATCAAGCCATGGTAGAGGATTCTCTTTTTGTTGATAGTTAGTTTTAAGACCTAACTGTAAAAGTCTTCTATCTGCAATGTAACGATTATACTTGTACATATCTTCTTTAGTTAGTCCTTGGATGTTACCCATCTCAAATACTAAATCTAAAAACTTATCTTCAAGCTCAACCATTTGTCTACAGATATCGTATATTTCTTTTTTAAATTCATCAGTCCAGATTTCTATGTTCTCCTGAACAAACTGTCTGAATAATTTAGTCATGGCTTCCACATGCATAGACTCATCTCTAATACTATAAGTAACTATCTGTCCCATACCTTTCATCTTACCGAACCTTGGAAAGTTTAATAAGATGGCAAAGCTTGAGAACAGTTGTAGTCCTTCAGTAAAGGCTGAGTAGACTGCTAATGTTTTAGCTATACTTCTTTTATCTTGTCTTGTTGTTTTAATATCATTAATGTATTCATGTTTGTCTGACATCTCTTCATACTCAGCAAAAGCTTTGTATTCAATGTCGGGCATTCCTACGGTATCTAGCAGTAAACTGTAGGCATGTTGATGAATTGATTCCATATTAGCAAATGAACCCATCATCATTCTAGCTTCTGGTTTTCTAAATATTCTCATGTATCTATCAATGTAACCAGCACCAACATCAACATCTGATTGCGTAAATAATCTAAAGATTTGTGTTAGTAAATTCTTTTCAACTTGTGTTAGGTCTTGCCAGTCTTTAACATCTGTATGTAGGGGTACAGATTCTGGCATCCAATGCATCTGGTTTTGTAAGACATAGTAGTCAAACATCCATGCATCATCAAACGGTTTGTAATATTCTCTACTTCCCAATAAACTCATAGTCTAGCTCCCTTAATATTTTAATGTACTCAACTGCTTCTGCATATTCTTTAAATAACTTATCAATAGTTTCAACCATATCAGGATGGTCAGCTACTGCGACTGGATTACTAAGATACAAACCTAAGTTAGTCTTAGCTACTACTAGTTGTGCTTGGTATTTTTGTTCCAAGGCTTTGAATAATTCTTTATTCATCTTCTATCTCCTTTGCTCCCTTTCTCATCTCTTCCCAGAGAGTCATAGGGACTTTTATATTCTTATTAAAAAAACTTAAGTAGGCGAACTTTCTTTTCTCGACTACTCTTACTACTTTATATCCTGACTTGACATACGGATGTTCATAGCCAGAAAAATAAACTTGATACTTCTTACCTTCTTTTGGTTTCTTGCTTTCAAACTTTGTCATCTTCCCTGCCCTCTATACTTCTTCCAACTTCTTTTCATGTTCTTGTTCATCGTAGCTTTAGCTAGATTTCTACGACCCTGAGAAGTCTTCTTACCCCTTACTCCTGTAACTGGAACATGGCCCTTACTAAATTGATTCTTAGACTTCTTAGGCACTATCCCTCACAAGCTATACAACCTTCATCAAGTTTGATACGAGGTATTTTTATATTAACATTCTCTGCATTTCTTGCAGCATTTGACCTAAAATAATATAGGGATTTTAGTTTGTTAGCACCATACCAATGAACATCATTGACATACTGCATGTATTCATCATGGACTGCTTGAGGCTCTGTCGCTTTTGGTAACACAAAAAATAAATTTACTGATTGAGATTGACAAATAAAATCTTGTCTCTTGTAAGCATGTTCAACAATCCAGATTTGATTTATCTCATTAGCTGTTTTAAATATTTCTTTCTCATCATTAGTAAGAATATCTAGATGTTGTATTGACCCATCGTGTCCGGCTATGTCCTTCCAAAGTTCAGTTAGTTTCTTACCTTTAATTCCTTTAGACCTGAGAAGCTTTTCTAAGTATTTGTTCTTTACTTGGTAGCTACCTGAAAGAGTTTTGTGTGTATAAACATTAGCACGATATGGCTCAATCGAAGGAGATGTCCCACCACAAATAATACTAGAAGAGGCATTAGGAGCAACAGCGAGAAGATGAGCATTCCTACGAGAAAGACCAGAGACATCAGGTGCCTCTCCCCTTGCATCAGCAAGTCTTTCAGTAGCCTCCACAGCTTTTGTCTTGATATGTTTAAATGCTTTATGATTGAAGCCAGATGCGAAGATACTTTCAAAAGGTATTTGTTTAGATTGAAGGTAAGCATGGAACCCCATTGCTCCCAAGCCGATTGACCTTTCTCGATAAGCTGAGTAAGCTGCTCTTGCAAAGCCTTCTTTCCCTTGCTTAAGATGTTTTGTAAATCTTTTAAAGTTGGCATGATATTCTCCTAATTGTGTGGTATCAACAGCATTATCTATAAAGTGCTGAAGTACATTATCTAACATCGTAACTAAGTCATCAATAAAGTTTTTATCTTTTGACCACTTATCAAAATGTTCTAAGTTTACGGAAGACAAACAACAAACAGCTGTGCGTTCTTCGTTAGTAGGTAAAGTAATCTCAGAACATAAGTTGCTCTGTTTGATTTCTAAACCTAAGTCTTTTTGTTTTTGTGGTAAAGCTTCATTACAAGTATCTATATTGACAATGTAAGGCTCACCAGTTTCTGCTCGAGCATTAAGGATTTGCCACCATAACTCTCTAGCATTGACAATCTTCATAGGCTCATTAGTCTTAGGGTCTATTAATCGCCAGTCAGCATCTTCAGCAACTGCTTTGAGGAAGTCATTATTTATGTTGACTCCATTGTGTAGATTCAAACATTTTCTATTAATATCACCACCAGATTCTTTTCTCATGTTGATAAACTCTTCAATCTCTGGATGCCAAACATTCATGTAAGCTGCATAACTACCACGTCTAGTCACACCTTGATTGAAGGCTAACATCTGTGAGTCTACGACATGCATAAAGGGGATTGAACCAGTAGACTTACTACCGTGAGCAGTAGAAACACCGTTACTGCGAACATCTCCCCAGTATCCACCAATGCCTCCACCCGAACTTGCAAGCCAAATGTTTTCATCATAATGAGATGAGAGACCAGTTCGACTATCAGGTACATAATTGAGGAAGCAGCTAATAGGTAGCCCACGTTTGGTTCCCCCGTTACTAAGTATAGGAGTGCTAAACATGAACCAATGTAAGGAACTGTATTTGTAAAGTCTTTGAGCCAACTCAAAATCTGTAACACCCTTGAAGGTGGCTCCGAAGACGGAGGCTCTTGCGAATGCTTCTTGTGCATGTGTTTCTTCTCCAGTAAAATATCTGTCTCTTAAAGTGTCGAGACTAAACTTATCTAAAAGTTTTTCATTGTCATAATTAATCTTAATACCTAAGTATTCTTTTGGGCCAACCTTATCTTCCATTATTCTCCTCTATGTATAAAGCTATGATGGCATAGTGTACTATCTTCATCAGCTCTTTTTTCTTTTCATCCTTCTTACCACATCTCATAGCATACTTCATAATGTTACCAATACTAAAACTCTCACCATGACCAGCATCAATAATCATATCTGTTGCTTGATACTTACCACTGGCATAATGTTGGTCGTAAGTAGAATCAATGTAGCTTTTTATGTCTTTTAAAATCTTATCTTCGTTGAATTTATATTTCATTGTACACTCCTACCATATCTGTTTTCTACTTCAAGTAAAAGAACATTAGATAAATTAATTAAAGTATCGTCATCAAAATTATCTATTGATTCATTTGGTTCTTGTAGTATCTGACCCATTTGAATAATTGCTTTTTCTAGTTCTGTCTTCATGTCATTATATCTTCTAAAGTAATATCAGGATTATTCTTTACTTGCTTGTAAAACCATCGCAATGAATAAGCACTCAACATTAATCTATTGTTAGCATAGATATGGGT